GCATCACACAACGTCTGAACAACTTGACCGAGAAGCACGAAGTGACACATCGTGAACAGCCATTATTCGGTGATGATGAATGAATGATTTCATCTACACAACGGCCATCCGCAAGATTCGCAAGCTGACCAAAAGGAAAAAGGTCATCCAAGGTGGAACATCTGCCGGTAAAACATTCGGCATTCTTCCGGTATTGATTGACAGAGCAGCCAGAATTGATGGCCTTGAAATATCTGTTGTGTCGGAATCGGTTCCACATCTTAGGCGTGGTGCCATGAAGGATTTTCTGAAGGTGATGCAGATCACAGGCAGATACAATGATTCCAGATGGAACAGGTCATTGCTGACATACACATTTGCTAATGGCTCCTATATCGAATTCTTTAGCGCAGACCAGGAGGCACGATTACGTGGTGCCAGAAGGAACATCTTGTATGTCAACGAAGCCAACAACATTCCATTTGAATCATACTATCAATTGGCCATCAGAACATCTGATGAAATCTTCATTGACTTCAATCCAACGATGGAATTTTGGGCGCACACCGAAGTGCTGCAAGAAGATGATTCTGAACATCTGATTTTGACATTCAAGGACAATGAAGCATTGCCGGACACGATTCGGAAGGACATTGAAAAAGCAGAAGAAAAAGCAAAGCATTCAGCCTATTGGCAAAATTGGTGGAATGTCTATGGCCTTGGAAGAATCGGAGCATTGCAAGGTGTAGTGTTCGATAATTGGAACCAATGTGACCAACTGCCAGACAACTACAGATGGCGATGCATTGGATTGGATTGGGGCTATACCAATGATGCAACGGCCATTGTGGAAGTTCGGCAAGCAGATGGCAAGCTATGGATGCATGAAATTCACTATGCAACAGGAATGAGCAACAAGGACATCAGCAATGTCCTGGATGGATTCAAAGGCATTGAAATCATTGCAGATTCTTCAGAACCGAAAAGCATTGATGAACTGCGAAGGTATGGCCACAGAATCCGTGGAGCAGTCAAAGGGAAGGACAGCATCATGTATGGCATCAACCAAATGCAACAGGTGCCATTGATGGTGACATCATCATCAACCAATCTGATCAAGGAACTGCGTGGCTACGTCTGGCAAACAGACAAGACAGGTGCATCATTGAACATTCCTGTGGACCATTCAAATCACGCGATTGATGCAGCACGCTATTCCATCATGAGCAAATCAATGTCAACCGGTACCTACGCAGTCAGGTGATAAGATGACAAAATCAACCGAATCGTCAACCGATAAGCTGACGAATGCAGAAGAATGTCCTATCTGCCACAAGGTAGGCTTCCATAAAATTAGCTGCACGAACAACAACGCGAAGATTGCAATACCAATGGCTGTAATTCCAAAAATTGAATCAGATGATTCCATTGAACAGACTTGAAAAGGAATTGAAGGAAATGACCTTTCCAGAGCAGGTGCGAATCAGCAAGTGTGAAGTTGTGACCAATGTGCCACAGATGATTGACAGCCATGTCAAGATTCTCCGGAACAACCCAGGGAACAGAACATTCATGCCATATTATGACAGATTGCTGATGTTGCGATTTGCAGTAGATACAGATTGACCATTTTGCTATTTACTTGAAAGACAACACATGAACATCCTGGAAAGACTTGGACGTGTTTGGAAAATGCAGGAAGCATACAATGATTATCCACAGGCTGCATCCGAGAATGCGAAGGCAGCATTGCTATATGCGGAAAAGTATGGATGGAAATCATGTGGCACACCTGTTGGCAAAGCCAGAGCAAGGCAATTGGCGAATCGTGAACCAATTTCCGTGGAGACAATCGAAAGGATGGCGGCATTCATTCGGCACAAAAGGAACAGCAAAAGGAAACTTGGTGAAGGTTGTGGACGTTTGATGTGGCTCGCATGGGGCGGTGATGAAGGTGTCAATTGGGCGATCAGAAAAATTGAACAGATCAGAAAGGAGAATGAACGAAATTGAACTTCCAAGTAGTTGGTCAGAAGTGACTGTTGAGCAGTTCGCAGCTTTGCAGAATGTGTTGAAGCATGATGACCTGCACGAATATGAAAAGAACGTGGCAATCATCAGCATCATGTCTGGATGGTCAGAATCAGCAGTCAAAGAACTGTCTCTGAAATCATACACAAACGTGATGAAATCATTGGCATTCCTGTCATCAGCAGTTGAAGGAAAATTGCAAAAGTACATGGTGGCCAATGGCACCAAGTACAGAATTGAAAGTGATGTGGAGAAGCTGACCGGTGGGCAATACATTACCTTGATGCATCTGATGAAGGACCAGGACAAGGTGATGGACAACATGGCCGACATTCTTGCATTGTTCTGTATTCCATCAACCAAGACATGGTTCGGATGGAAGGACGGCACCTATGATTCAGAGAAACACAGCGAAGTTGCTGCTGACATGAAGGATGCAAAGATGGATGTTGTATATCCGTTGACTGCTTTTTTTTTCGAAAGTTACAAGAACTACGTGGAGAATATGCAGGTCTATTTGGGGCTGATGGCCAAGAAGAATCTGAAGGAAGCGGAAAAGCAGTTGAAACGTATGAAACCAGATTTGGATGGATCGACCTGGTCAACAATCTGGCAAACAATGATCACAGCAAATGGGACCATTTCTTCCGTCTTCCAATCAGAGAACTTTTTAATGTCATTACTTTCTATCGCGAAAAACAAGCGCATGATCGTCAACAAAACATTCAACAGCAAGCAAGATTGAAAAATGGCATTTGACAAATTGGTTGATACATTGAACGGATTCCGGAAGGCATACACCAATGCCTTGGGAAAATCTATCAAGGACAACAATCTTGTTGCTACAGGTAGACTTGGGACATCTGTCAGCTTGCCAAAGCAGCCAAAGGTCAAAGTGTTCGGTAACATCTACCAGATGCAGATCACGATGGAAGACTATGGCCTGGACCTGGATGAAGGAACAAGGCCACAAGGTAAGCGACCAAACAACTTCACATTCGCTGACAACTACAAGGACATCTATGAATGGCTGAAAATTCCAACTGTCCGTGACAAGATAGGCGGATTCAAAGGAGATTCCGACACGGCACAATGGTCGGAATCCAAGCACCGTGGATTGGCATTTGTCATTTCAAGGAATCTGGCCAACTACGGAATGCGACCAAGGAATTGGATTGATCCATACACGGAACCAATCAACAGGGCGGTGCCATCTGAAATTGAAGAAGCCATTGCCGATGATGTGGCATTGACAATGGAGCAACTGAAGGAATTTATTGAATCACAAGGATAATGGCAACAGTAATTGTTTTCGCAATTGGAAGCAGACAGGAACCTGCGAACTATTCATTGGCTTACAATGACAACAGGTATGTCATCAGCAGCACACAGTATACACCAACGCTGCGTTTCAGAATCAATGTTCTGAAATACCCTTACGTCACAGGTGATCTACCTATTGCAACATTGGTTGTATATCCATCTGTTGGAATATTCCAAGGTTCACCATTCCAAGAAAACGCATGGTTCGATGTCTCCAGAATCTTGCAATCACAGTTGACACATGATGTGTCTATTCCTGCGGCTGACCATCAAGCGTTCTTCCAGAATGACAACAGTCATTTTGAATACTTCATGACCATAAACGAAGAAGATATCAATCCTGCAACTGATAGATATGTGAATGTTGGTTTGACGATTTTCGATCAGAAATCAGTATGGAATGGTGTTCGGAATGTAGTTGAATGGCTTGATTTTGACCCGAATGATTTCATTGTCAATGGACCATCTACAACAACGAGATTCCTGACAGATGCGCCAAGCATCCGAAACATTGACTCTGGTCAGTCAGCATGGTTGTACTACATAGTGAATGATAAGCTGAGTGCAAACAAGTTCTTGATCAATGCATACGATGATGTTGATGGCCAAGGCACATTGCTTTCTTCTGGATTCGTGACATCACCATATCCAACTGCCAACAATTACGATTCCCAATATTGGCGAATTGCCATTGGTCCACAGGACATTGTAAACATTGATCCATTGTTGATGACAGGCAGCACACCATCAGCTGTTCTGAATGGTGCCAAAAGTTATACCATCATGCTGCTGAACAGCACCAATGTCCAGGAATCAGAAGCTGTGACATTCAACCTGGACCAACAATGTTCGAAGTATGAACCTGTTCGTCTGCATTGGCTGAACAGGCTTGGTGGAATCGATTCATTCAACTTCAATCTGAAATCAATGGAGAAGACAGATGTGAAAAGAGAATCCTATCATCAGCAGCATCACACGTTCACAGGCTATTCGTATGACTACACCAAGGCATCACGTGGACAGACTGACTATGATGTGCAGATGACCGAGAAGTTAACAGTCAACACAGATTATTTGACCGAAGCTGAAAGCACATGGATGAATGACCTGTTCACATCACCTGTTGTTTATCAAGAAGTGAACAATGAATTGATCGCCATGAACATCACAGGCAACAGCATTCAGAAGAAGACATCGTTGAATGACAAGCTGATGCAGTACACATTCGAATTGAACTATTCACTTACAAACAGAAGACAACGTGGCTGATGTGCAGGTGTTGGTCGAAGGTAGGCCAATTGACATATTTCAATTTGATTTTTCGTTCAATTACGCGATTGCTGACATCCGGCATCCTGACCAACGGAAAACTGAATATTCCAAAACCATTCAATGTCCAGGGACACAACGGAATGATGCCATCTTTGGACAGATTTATGACGTAAATATCAGCAACCTTTATGATTCATCTGCTGCCAACATTGCGGCAAATTTCAATCCTAATAAAAGGGCGAATGCGCGAATCATATCGGATGGCATTGAAGTAATGGATGGCACCTTGCAGTTGCGACAGATAACTGCGAAGAAGGATCAGTTGATCTATGAAATTATCTTCATTGGAAAAATGGCCAACATCTTCAACGAATTGGGCGATTCTGAATTGAACGGTTTGGATGACAATGGTCAGCCATTGATTGACTTCAGCGACCTTGATCACGAATATGATTATGGACGAATAGTCAGCAGTTGGTCCAACACAGATGGCTATGTCTATCCAATGCTTGACTATGGTGTCAACGAACCATTGTATCAGCAGACATCTGAACGAATCTACAAGGTCAGCGATTTCAGACCGGCTGTGTTTCTGCATGATATCATTGACCGAATATTCAGCTTTGCTGATTTCAGCTACACATCCACATTCCTGTCATCATCATTCTTCCAGAGACTGATTATTCCATGGACCAATGAAGGATTCCAACTGAACGAATCCGAAGTTGAAGCACGAACTGCACAAGCTGCATCTCCTGGGCAAGATTTGAATCAATCGTTTTTTTCAAACAACATTCCTGCAGGTCCATTACTTTCCGAAGTTATGTTGGACTTCAACAGTTCGATTGATCCAAATAACCTTTGGAATGATTCGGGTGACTATTACGAAGCATCCATAGATGGATATTACAATGCATTGGTGACCATGTCATTCACCGTGACATTGACAGGCACATCATTTCCAGGTGTGCAGCCAATTCAATTCAGATTCTACACGCAGAACACAGGTGGCACCATCACACAGGTTGGCAGTTCTGTTGGTGACCTGCAATTGTCAGGCACAACATTGCTGTCTGCGAATGTGGAGAATGTATTCCTGGAAGCAGGTGACAGGCTATTTGTGCAAGTGTTCATCACTACCAATGCTGCATTGGCGTTTTTCGCCAACTACCAATGTGATGTGAACACAGCATCAACCATAGAAGTGACATCCGGTGACCTTGCAATTGTTGAAGGTCAGACGATTCCGATGAACAGCTTGGTGCCAGAAATCGAAATGAAGGACCTGTTGCTGTCGGTCATTCAGATGTTCAATCTTTATGTCACCATTGATCCAAATGATGAACGGAATCTGTTGATTGAAACACGTGACACATTCTACCAATCCGGAAGAGTGAAGGATTGGACACATAAGATGGCACGTGACAAGGATGTGACATTGCAACCTTTGGGTCTTCTTACGGGAAATGAATTTGTCTACACGTATGCAGAAGATGATGACTACTACAACAAGCGTTACAATGACAGCTTTGGCCATGTCTATGGTAGAGCAAAGGCGGAAGTTGACAATGACTTCCAACTTGGAACCAATGAAATGGAAGTTGTATTCAGCGCAACGCCAATGGTCAATGATAATCCAAGCAATCGTATCATTGGTAAAATTTACAACGAAGACATTGAAGATGGTGTGGCCGAAACTGAACACAACATCAGATTGCTCTACTTTGGCGGATTGATTCCAAGCAATCCAGATTGGATCTTTAGATACAGACAGGCAACACAGAATGGTTTTGTCACAATCAATGTGCCACAGTCATCCTATCCGTACGCAGGACATTTGACACATCCTGGAACAGGTGGCATCATTCCACAACAGGATATCAACTTTGGCATTCCAAGGCAGTTGTTCTACTCTGGCAATGCATACACAGGCAGTCTGTTGTACACCAATGCCAATGTGTTCAATGTATTCCACAGGAACCATGTCATTGAAATAACCAACAAGGACAGCAAGCTGATGACAGCCATGTTCTACTTGGAACCTTTGGACATCATGAATCTTGATTTCCGTGACCAGATACAGATTGACAACAGCTATTGGCGAATCAACGAGATAAAAGATTACAATCCGTTTAAAGAGCAGTTAACAAAAGTGGAGCTGTTCAAGGTGATTGTGAAGGAACCATTGGAAGTTGACACATTCCAAGTTGGCCAACCAAAGAAGGTGTCTGATGGATTGGCAAAAGTCAACGCACCTGTTGTGAAGAAGGTTCAGAGAAGTGGCAATGTATTCCCACAGTTCAATGGCGGGAAGGTGTCAGGAAAGCGCAACCGTGTTGGTGACAGCACAACAACATTCATGGTGCAAGGTAATGACAACAAGGTTGGTGAAGGAAGCAGCAACATCACCATCATTGGTGACAGGAATGAAGTTGGTGCAGGATTACACAATGTCCGCATCATTGCCACAGATGGTGCAAAGGTCAGCAGGTCGAATGTCACCATCATCAATGGTGAAGAACAGATGAATGGATACATCATCGAAGGTGGCGAAGATGACGTTCGGGCAACGGATGCAGGTGGCACCATCTACGTTGTGGATGGAATGGCTGATGAAATTCAGATACAATATGGCGATTCATCTATTTATACAATAGATGGTGGCGAAAACATAAACTAATCAATGGCAACACAAGATTCACGAATTAAGATCAAAAGGTCCACAATATCTGGAACTGTTCCAACGGTGGCACCATCAACTGATCACACACAACCATCACCTGCATGGACAGCGACAGACATCTATAAGGGTGAACTGTTCATCAACCAAGCTGACAATGTCATCTGGTCACGTGGTGACAATGGTATCTTCTGCATTGGCGGAAGTGCTGAACTGACCATTGCATCAGCAGATGTGTTGACATTGAACAGCACACCATTGACCATTGTGTCAGCTGTGTCCGGCTATGCAATAGAAGTTGTATCTGCAAGTGTGAAGATTGACAATCCAGGCGCACCGTATGCGACCAATGTAGGTCTTGAGTTGATATGTAGTGGAGCAACCGAAAGGCAAGCGGTAAGTTTATCTGCTTTAAATGCATCCGTTACATCTGTCAGAAGGTTGGCTATTGACAGTACATTTGGCGCAACAGACACACAACTGATAGCAAACGCTGACCTATTGGTGCAGGTTCCAACAGGTAACCCAACTGCAGGTGATGCAGACATTACAGTTTATGTTAATTACCGTTTAATACCTGTCTGATGGCCACAAGAATTGCTGTTGAAGTTGACGTAAAAACCAGAGATGCTGCATCAGAGATTGATGATTTGAAGCAGCAGATGGAAGAACTGAAGGCCACAACTGATGACCTTAAGAAGAAGATGGAAGGCGGATTCAAATCTGCTGAAAAAGGAGCAGAAGGTGCATCCAAAGGTGTGAAATCATTCAGCGGATCAGTTGGCAATGCTGTCAAGATGATCGGCAAGCTGTCTGTTGTTCTTCTGATTTTTGAAAAACTTGCAGACCTACTTCGCAGCAACCAGAGAATCACGGATGGATTAAGCACGGCAATGGTCACATTGGAAGTTGTGTTTGGCAATGTTGCAGGTGCAGTTCAAGATTTGGTTGATGGATTGCAAGGGATTCAGAACATGAACATGGATGACATAATCCAGAAGTTCAGAGACTTTGGGAATGCATTGTTGCATGGTGCAGATGGCGCATTGGACCAAGCAGAGAATATTGTGAAGATGCGGAATGAACTGCAATTGGCAGAAGCAGAACAGCGCAAATTTATGCTTCAGAAGCAGCGAGAAGCAGAAGTTCAGCGACAGATTCGCGACAACATAGAATTGGATATTGAGAAGCGAATAGAAGCCAATGACAAAATTGCCGTGATATTGGAGCAGCAATTGCGCGGGGAATTGAAATTGGCCAAGACTCGCATCGATTTGCGTGAAGCAGAATTGGCAATAAATGAAGAATCTATTCCTGCACAAGCGGCAAAAATTGATGCATTGGCTGAAGAAGAAGATATTCTCGAAAGGATAGCAGGAATAACTTCTGAACAAAAAACCAATGCAGCTGCATTGAGAGCAGAAGAACAGGCATTGTTTGACCAAAGAAACGAAGCATCAATACAGGCTGAAATATTCACAATCGAAGGTTTGTATGGCGAAGAATACGCAAGTTTTTACCAACAGCGTATTGACTTAGATAATGAATATGCTGAACATCAGAAAGCGTTGCGTGATTTTCTGAAGGCGAACAATGAAGGCATAACTGAAGATCAAATTCAGAACAATGCAAGGATGATTGCATTGCAGCAAGCATACGCAGCCAAGCAGATTTCATTGGCTGAACTTGAAGCGGAAAAAGTGAAGAATGCAAAAATCCTGGCAGCACAACAAACTGCAAGTGCATTGGGACAGATTGCTTCATTCTTGGAGCAACAAGGTGAAGAAGGTGTGGAAGCAGCCAAAGCGTTTGCAGTTGCAGAATTAGCAATCAACACGGCTGTGGCAATATCAACAGCAATTGCAGGCGCAACAGCAGCAGCATCAGCAGGTGGACCTGCTGCACCATTCTTGCAGGTGGCTTATATTGCATCGATGGTTGGTTCCGTTGTTGCGGCTATGGTGCAAGCGACACAAATATTGAACACAGCACCTGGACCAAGTGCAGGAGCAGTATCTGCATCAGCACCATCAGCACCATCTATTTCACCTGTCACGACCAACACAACTGAATTGGTAAATGCAGAAGCAGCACAATTGGCACCTGTTCAAGCATTTGTCGTGGAATCACAACTATCGGGATCACAAGAAAATATTCAGCAAATACAAAATCAAGCCACATTTGGCCTAACCGGATAACAATGGAAAAAGACAAAAAGATTCCTTTGGTCTATTTGACCATAGATGACAATGATGAAAGTGGCGTGGATTTCGTCAGTTTAGTAGACGAACCTGCAATTGAACGTGATTTCATGGCATTCAGCAAAGTGAAGGAACCATACAAGTTCAGAGTCAAGGACGAAGAAAAGCGCATCATAACCGGTCCGTTCATGATCGCATCGTTGCCCATCTATCGTAGATGGGATGAAAAAGAATGGTATGTCGTGTTCACTGCTGAAACCATTCGCAAAATCGTGTACAAGTTCATGAAGAATGGGTTGACCAAAGCAGTCAATGAGATGCACGAAACACCTGTGGATGATGTGTTCATCTTCGAATCATGGATTGTCGATGATGTGAAAGGTGTTCCGGAAGGATTTCAAGATGTGCCACAAGGCAGTTGGTTCGGTTCGATGCGTGTGGAGAATGATGAAGTATGGAAGAAGATCAAGGAAGAAGATGGCTATATGCTGAAAGGTTTTTCAGTTGAAGGCATATTTCGCGAAGACAAGGAAATGACAATGGACCAGGAAGTGATTGAAGCAGTCATTGATGCCATTCAGAAATGATGTTCACAAGTTCACGAATCGTGAACAGATGACATCCGTGAACAGCTAAATGGCACACATCAGACAAATGTCTATTTAACAAAAAAGCACAAGCATGAACATTTCAGAATTGGTGGGCAACAAATTGCCAGAGATTAAGAAGATTCTATTCGGAAGCGAAGCAGAAGAAACAGTTGAAGCTGCATTCATTGATGGCAAATTAGTGGATGGCACCATTGTGCGTGTTGAGCCTGCTGTTGAAGTTGGCGCATCTGTCAAAGTAATTGACGAAGCGGCCAATGAAATTGATGCGCCAGATGGTGACCATGAATTGGAAGATGGCACAATCATCAGAACTGAAGGTGCAGTCATTGTTGAAGTGATGGCACCAGAAGCTGAAGAAGAAGATTCTGAAGCAGAAGTTGAAGCAGAAGAAAAAGAGAAGGAAGAAATGGCAGCAGAAGAAGTTGATGTTGACGTGAAGATGTCGGCCATTGCTGCTGACGTCATTGCAGCACACAACTTTGCAAGTGCTGAAGCGATTGAAGGAATCAACACCAGATTCGATGAAATGGAAAAGGCCATTGGCATGATCACGGACATCGTGGAGAAGATGGCGGCAAAACCATCTGTTGAACCAACCAAGAAGGTCAACAATCCATTCGCGAAGGCAACATCTGATGCTGACATCGTGGAGAAGATGAGAAAAGCATTGAAGAAGTAAACAAGAAATTAAAACCATAAAAAAAAACAAAAATCATGGCATTTGATATTTCGGCATTAAGCCCATTCGTAAACGAGCAGCAATTTCCATTGCTGACCAAGGCATTGGCAGGTGGAAGAACTGCTGAACTAATGAGAAAGCAGTTGGGTGTTAAAGGACCAACAACTGTGAATTTGATGGATGTTGACGTGAACATGGCACAAGCAGGTGCAACTTGTTCATTTGCTGCTGATGGTGATGTGACATTCACACAGCAGACAATTGATGCAAAGCACGTGAAGATCAACATGGAGTTCTGCCCAAAGAAATTGGAGAACTATTACCTGTCTACTCAATTGGCACCTGGAGCAATTCAGGATTCAATGCCATTTGAAGAAGTATTCAGCAACTACCTTGTTGAGAAAATCCAAGACGAAATTGAAAAAATCATCTGGCAAGGTGATGGTTCTGGAACTTCTGGAACCAACTTGGATATGTTCGATGGTATTCTTCAGAATGCTGCATCGTTCACAGATTGCAACGTGGCAGCTTACAATGGATCAACATTATCAACACCATTGACTGTTGCGGACATGGTTGAAGCAGTTCAGCGTGTTTACGCATTGTCTCCATCAGCAGCAGCAGCACAGCCAGATTTCAAGATCTTCGTAGGCCTTGACAAATTCAGACTACTTGCAGCTGGAATCCTTGATGGAAGCGGATTGACTTCAACAGGTGGACAGCTTGCTAACTATGCATCTGATTTCGATCCATTCAGATTGGTATATCCAGGAACCAACATCGAAGTGATTGGTGTGAACGGATTGACCGGATTGAATGGCGTTTACGGTGCATCTTTGAACAACCTTGTTCTTGGACTTGATCTTGATACTGACACATCAGATGCAGGTCTTGAAGTTTGGTATTCTAAGGACAACAGAAGCATCCGTGTTGCCTGCGAATTTATCATGGGAACACAAGTTGCATTCCCTGACCAAGTTGGCAAAGTAGCAGTTTAATCTGCATTGAATTGATTCAAAGGTGGTGGCAGCAATGCCATCACCATCACTAAAAAAAACAATTAGCAAATGAGCTGCCCGTTAACATCAAATTTTGCATTGCCTTGCCGCGACAGTATCGGTGGCATCAAGAAGTTATACATTGCAAGTTTGGCTGATTACGAATCGTTAGGTGAAACAGTTAGTGACGGAGACATCACAGCGTTTGCATCTGCATCTTTGGTCTTCCAATCGTATGAGCAACTGAAGGAAACTTCAGCGGTAACTGAAACCATCACAGCATCCATTCAGAATGGAACTGTGTACATGGCACCAGAAGTAACTGTTGTTCTTCCAAAATTGGCCACAGCGACACGTGACGAAATCAAGCTATTGGCGCAGAATCGTGTTGTGATCATGTACACTACCAATGATGAAACACCAAACACGTTTGTTGTTGGAAGGTCAAATGGTCTTGAAATTACAGCCGGAACAGCAGCAACAGGAACAGCATTCGGTGACCTGCAAGGTTACACGTTGACATTCTCTGGAATGGAGCCAGCTATGTCCTTGAAGTTAACACCTACAACAGGAACTGTTGAAGACATGATTGCAAGCGTAAGCAACTAATAAATTTCTCTCTCTCTGTGTTAGGAAGGTGTGGCATTACTGCTGCACCTTTCTGCGTTTTGGCACAATCTGAACCATTTGCTATTTAAAGAAAAGCACAACAACAATGGCAAGCACAGTTACTCCAAGTACGGCAACAATCACTATTTCAGAAGGTCTAAACCTTGCGGGGATAGACCGTAGCGGGTCGCATACTCGTACAATTCAAAACATTGCAGAAGCTGACAGAAGGGTGATGACTGTTGATTCTTCAAACGAAATTGATTTGATAGAATTGAACAGCGACAACGGACAAGGCAAGTTTGTCAGAAGTTCAATCAAGTATATCAGAATAACAAACTTGGACAACACCAACTACCTAAGGGTAAGATTCAAAAAGAGTGGAGGCGCAACGGCAGACGTAAAAGTTGATGCAGGTGCCACATTCATGCTGTCTACAGGAAGCATGGATGCAGATTCTACTCCAGGTGCATTCAGCGCATTCGTGGACATTGATGTGATAAGTGCACAAGCGGACACGGCAGATGTTGACATTGAATATGTAGTTTTTGCAGTTTGATAAACATCGAACGAAATACGGCTAATGAAGTGGCTGTGACCTTATCCGAGTATGGCACAGCAACTTACTATCTTTTCGAATTGCGAAGTGACACAACAGAAGGTGTGCAATATTGCGTGGCACAGGACACATCAACATTTCCGAACAGATTCAACAAGTTCGAAATCACGGAAGTTGGAAGCGGAACACCAACACCAACAGCGGGTGAAGTGAAGTTGGGCAATGATGGCCAATGGCGTTATTATATCTATGCCAACAGTTCATCATCAAACCTTGATCCAACAGGTCTGGCCTTATTGGAACAGGGAATTGTGAAGGTCATCGGCACACCTGCACCATCTGAAGTGTACACAGGTGGCAACCAAACATACACAGTCTATGGCGAATAGTCTAAGCATATTGAACTTTGAAGCCAATGTTGTTCCAGAATTTAAGGAACAGCGTGGCAAGGATTGGATTCTGTATGGCTCTGAAGGCGAATACAAAAATCGCTATCCTGACTTTCTTCTGGAATTGTACAGGAACAGCGCAAAGCATCATGCCATCATCAACAGTAAACGTGACTATGTTTGTGGCCGTGGATGGTCCATTGACACAGATGGAATGACAACTGTCATGAAGGCCAAGATGGAGCAGTTTGTGAAGCATCCGAATCCATATGAATCTTTGGATGACATCTTGGTGAAAGTTGCACATGACTTGGAACTTTATGGCGGCTATGCTCTGGAAGTTATCTATGACAGCATTGGTGAAAAGATAGCAGCCATCTATCACGCAGACTTCGCAAAGTATCGTGTGTCTGATGATGGCTATTGTTACTACTATTCTGATGATTGGAGTAAGTACAATCCAGAAGTTGAAAAGATAGAAGCATTCAATTGGAAGGAACCAGGCGGCAAGCAGTTGCTGTATGTAAAAAGCTATCAGCCTAACTGTCAATACTATCCATTGCCATCATATCTTGGTGCCATCAATTACATTGACCTTGACAGAAAGGTAAGTGACTATTTCAACAAGGGCATTTCCAATGGTTTCATGGCCGGGACACTTTTGAATTTCAATTCTGGCATTCCGACCGAAAGCGAGCAGCAGGAAATTGAAAGAATGGTGAAAGCCAAGTTCACAGGCACGGACAATGCCAACAGCATTCTTCTGAACTTTTCCGATTCACGTGACCGGTCTGCTGAAATTCAGCAACTGAACAGCAATGACTTTGACAAGCGATTCGACCTATTGAACAAGACGATTCAACAGGAATTGTATGCAGGCCATCAGATAAGTGATCCTGCATTGTTCGGAATAAAGGAAGAAGGAATATTCAGTTCACGCAACCAATTGGTTGACAGCTTTGAATTATTTCAGAACACGTATGTCAATGCAAGGCAACAATTCATTGAGCGCACATTCAATGACCTGGCCGCATTGCAAGGATTGGAAGGAAGGCTGACCATCAGCGACACGGAACCAATCAGCGTTCAATTCTCTGAAAGCACCATCATATCTGTGATGACTGAAGATGAAATTCGCGAAGCTGTTGGATTGTCGGCTGTAGAAAAAGAAGAAGGAACAGAATCTGTTGACAGTAAAACCAAGGATGCACAAGCTGCATTGAAAGGAAGTGTTGGTGGCGTTAGCGGAATCATCACGCTACTTCAGAATGTGAAGGAAGGTGTTGTGGATGCCAATTCTGCCATTGCAATCTTGGTTGAACTGTACGGGTTCGAACCTGCGAAAGCAGCGGCAACCATCAATGGTGAACCATTGCCGGAAGTGTCTGCATTCAATTCACAAAGAATCTGCTGCAAATCATCCGATAGCAAAGAAGATGATGAACGTGTTCTTGAATACCTACGAAACACAGGCAGCTTTGACCATAAAGTTGTGGCTGACCGAAGATTCAAATTTGATAGTTTTGAAACTGCACACATTCGTGAATCTGAATGTCTGAAATATTGGTTCAGCGAAATCGGACCAATTGAATCAGCAATCCTGGACATCTTGGTAAAGGAACCATCAACACCATTCCTTGCAATTGCAAGAAGTTTGCAGATCACCAATGAAAGGCTGATGGCGGCCATTCAGACATTGAATGAAGCCAATGCCATCAACATTGTAATCAAGGAAATCGCAGGCAGCACACAACGTGTTGTTGATGTGACTGATGAAGGCAAGAGAATCATTGATGACATCGAACCTGTGGAAGAAGAATTTGGAATCGGTTACGTTTATGACCTACGGCCAGAACTGAAGCAGAAAGGCGAATCATTGACCATTCCAACATCACGTGATTTCTGCATTGATTTGCTGCGTGAAAGCAGACCATCAGATTGGCGTTCAGAAGATGTCCAAGAAATTGGTCCGAATTACACAGGCAAAGTGTGGACCTTGGAAGAAATCCAAAGATTGGGAATGCAAGAAGGCCGAAATGTCTGGAATCGTGGCGGTGGATGGTGGGGCAAATCAATCCATTGCAGACACGAATGGCGTCAAGTTCTAATTACTAAGCAAGCAAACTGATGGCAACACCTGTATTATTCATATCAGAAAGCTATCTGAAGGACAGCACATTGCTGCACGAGAATATTGACTTCAAGTATCTTCGTCCTGTCATCATCATGTGCCAGGACATCTATGTGCAGCCAAAATTAGGCAGTACATTGTACGATGAAATCAAGACACAGATCATTGGCAACAGCTTGACAACTGCAAACCAAACATTGTTGGATGACTACATTCAACCATGTCTGCGATATTGGATTGAAAGCGAAGCACCAACAGCTATTTCATACAAGTTCTTGAATAAAGGCTTGATGCAGCAGTCATCTGAAAACGCAAGCACATCTTCCTTGGATGAAATCAATTTCATCAGTCAGAAATATCGTGACAAGGCTGAATGGTACACAGAGCGATTGGTCAGATTCCTGTGCGAAAATGCATCAGATTATCCTGCTTACCAATCACCAGATTCTGGACTTGATGTGATAAGACCAGAGAAAGATGTCTATTCAACAGGCATCTTCCTTGGAAACAGATACAGGTCACGAAGTTTACAGGACAAGTACAGAGACGGATACATTGACTACTAATGGCAAAGGGAATAAACAAGAAGAACATCGAAAAGCTGAAGAAGTTTGTACACGCTGAACAACATATTCGAAATAATCGAAGCACAGGCCAACAGCCACCTGCAAATAAGGCAGTACGGCCAAGGTGATGTGTGGGAATTACAGCCAGAAGAATTGGACTACGTTGTTCTTTGGGCGATTGAACAAGGTGCATCTGTTACTGAACGGACATTGACCTATGACATCAGACTGATTTGCATGGACCGTGTACTTCCAGGCGAGGAGAATGAACATGAAGTTATGTCAGACACGATATTGATTCTGATGGATTTCGTGGCATACTTCAGACAACTGCACACGGAGCAGTTGAACATCCAAACATCAGTACAATTTGAACCATTCACAGAAAGATTCACCGATAAAGTAAGCGGGCATAGTTGTGTGCTGTCAATTACACAGCCATTTGCCTATGACCGTTGCCAGATACCAACAAGCTAAAATTTAAAAAATGACCGAATCACAGAAATTAATCGGAACACGGGGCTGCAAATTGCTGACCGGAACAGGCGCATTCACATCATTGAAAGGCTATTCAATTATTGCACAAGAAGACACGGTGTTCACTACGTTTGAAGTTAGTGGCGTTGATGCACTTGCAGACTTTGGATTGACAGGTGCAACTGTAAAAGCTGGAGCTTACATTGTAGTGCCTGCAAGTGATGCTATCACAGCCATCACCATGTCAAGTGGAAGTGTTATAATCTACAATCAGTAATTAATGCTAGGAATAGGAATAGGAGTACCATTTTTGAAAGGTGGAGGAGGAGGCGCACCTACTTCATCGGTTGTAACAGACGGGTTGATTCTTTATTTGGATTCAGCAGTTCCAGCGAGTTATTCAGGGAGTGGTGTTGATTGGTTCGACCTAAGTTCACAGGGGAATGATGCAACATTGATAAATGGCGTTCCGTTTGTTTCTGCCGATGGTGGTTACTTCGATTTTGATGGCGTGAGTGACTATGCCGAAGTACTTGGTGGAATTGGCAGCTTGACTGATGCTATTTCATTCAATGCATGGATAAAGCCAAACGGTGTTGCAGCATCTCAAGTTGTTCTTAATTATGGACTGGGAAGTGGTGCTAGAAATGTATATCTACTTATTACTTCTGGAAATGTTTTTTGGGGCATTAACAATACGGCAGCAGGGTTAATAGATACGCCAATTACAGACGCGCAATGGGTTAATGTCTGCGGTACTTATGATAGAACTTTACCAAGCAACCCACAGAAGTTGTACGTAAATGGTTCTTTAGCTGCACAAGGAAGTTACGCTTCATCACTTAACTACAACTCGCCGCCACAATTAAGAATATCCAGAAGAGTTGATGGTGGAAGTGCTACTAGTTATGCAGGTGATGGTAGTCAGTATTTGGTTTACAATAGGGCGTTAAGCGCAGCAGATGTTCTGCAAAATTTCAACTCAACAAAAGATAGATATGGGCTATGATATTCTACGAATAGAAGAAATTGATACTATCAACTTCGATGAGATTGACGAAGATTCAGCAGACACTGTAACAAAGTCGGTTGATGAAAGTCTTTTTATTGTTCACAGGCTTGGTAATGCTGGGCAATACAGCCACGCTGAGATTTTGGCAATCATACAAACGGAAGAATGGACTGAAAAGGAAACTTTGGAGTAATGGATGCAATTTTAGAGGCTTTAGCGAGTTACGGAATAGCGGGAATCTTTCTCGCGGTATTGGTTTATTATCTGAACAAGCTGACTGACATCCATCGTGAAGAACGGAAGGATTGGCAAGAAGCGAATGACCGACACGTTGAGAAGTTCAGCGATGTAATTAGCGAAAACACGAAAGCATTGATTGAAATGCGTGGGGAATTGAAAGAAAACAAGTGCAAGATGTAGGTGAATGGTGTGCATGGCTGCCAATCAGATGTGAATGTTTAGATGGACATTGCAATGGAAAAAGAAAAGAAACCCACAAGAAAAAGCGCAGCAAAGCAAGCAGCAGAAGTCATCAAGAAGTTTGAAGGCTTTGAAGCTGCACCATATCTGTGTCCGGCTAATGTGCCAACAATCGGCTATGGCACAACCATCTATTCAGATGGCACCAAGGTGTCAATGGATGACGATGCAATTGATGAAGAAAAGGCCACAGAAGAACTATTGCATCACATCAAGAAGGTTGAGAAGCAGGTGAATGGTGTCCTGGACGTAAAGCTGAAGGCACACCAGAAGGCTGCATTGATTTCGTTTGTTTACAATGTAGGCATTGGCAACTTCAGCAAATCAACATTGTTGCGAAAAGTGAATCATTGTGCAGATGATCAGAACATTCCAGATGAATTTCGAAGATGGACCAAAGGTGGCGGCAAGGTATTGCGTGGGTTGATTCGCAGAAGAGAAGATGAAGTGAATCTATGGACAGGCAATTGCTGATTAGTCTATTCAGAAGTGTGTGGCCATACATTGTCACCTTTCTTCTTGGTGTACTTGTTGCATGGAAAGGCTGTGGAACAGGTGCCAAGACAATCACAGAGACAATTGAAATTGAGAAACCTGTTTACCGGACAGAATATGTGGACAGATGGAAGACCGACACAGTCAGATTTGTGGAACGTGTAACTGTCACGGACACGGTCACCAACACCATCATCAAGGAACGTGAAGTTCTGAAGGTTGATACAGTTAAAATCATCCAAGCATGGCTGACAGAAGTGAACAAGTATGACACAACCATCACACTGGCAGATGGCAGCTTGAATGCAACTTGGTTCAATTACCAGAATGTGACAGAAGAAGCAGCATTCACCTACACATCCAATGTGCAGAAGGCACCAATGTATGGTGTTGGCATCCATGCATCCATCGAAGCACAGACTGATTTCATCGAAAAGGTCACACCATTGTTTGGTGTTGGTATTCACGGAGACATCAAAATGATGTATCTTACTGCGAACTACAAATTCAACGGTGACCATTATGTTGGTGTAACTGTTGGAAGAAAACTATGGCAGAGATGAAAGGAAACTATTACTATCACACGGACACAGATGTCCGGAAGCAGATTGATGAACTGCTGCATCAGAATGCATTGATTCAATGCAACCTTGGAACAGATAGCACCAAGGAAGAAAGGCAAGAAGCAAAGAAGCAATGGATGGAATTGGCTGTTAAAATTCGTGAAATAGATCCAAAATTCTATCGTGAACGTATAATGGCGCAGCATCAATGAACAAGCAATCCATCAAGGGCGAAATCGTCCAGGAATATCTGAAGCATTGGTCACATCTGCCATCACTATCATTGGCGAAACTGATATACAAAAGGAACAAATCTGCATTTATAGATGTGGAGAATGTAAGAAAAATTATCAGATACTATCGCGGACAGACAGGTGATAAGGATAGGGCAACTTTGAAAGATAAGAAACACATGACAACAGAGAAGGCACAGCAAGCGAAAGCATTAGGAATTGCCAATCCATTTGGTCTTCCAGAATCAGATGAATCTGAATGGGAACCATTCGTGTTGCCGAAAGCAGCCACAAGAATTCTGTTGTTGTCAGACATTCATGTTCCTTATCATAATATTGATGCCATTACAAAAGCAATTGAATATGGCAAGCAAGAAAAGGTGAATGCCATTGTCTTCAATGGTGACACGGTTGATTGCTATGCATTGTCGCGTTATGAACGTGATCCAAGAAAAAGGTCATTCGCTGAAGAATTGGAAGCAACACGGCAACTGTTGAAAGTGTTCCGGAAGGAATTTGATGGTGTGCCATTCTATTTCAAGTTAGGCAATCACGAAGAAAGGTATGAGGCGTATCTGAGAACTAAGGCACCAGAACTGATTGGCACAGCAGACTTCACGATGGACCAATTGCTACGATTTGGTGAACTTGGTTGTGAACTGATTCAAGACAAACGTGTGATAAAGGCAGGTAAGCTCTCTATTATGCATGGTCACGAATTTGGAAGGTCAGTTTTTTCACCTGTCAATCCTGCACGTGGCTACTACATGAGAGCAAAGGCATCAGTTATCTGTGGACATAATCATCAAACATCTGAACATTCAGAATCCAATCTTGATGGCAAGGTTGTGACAACATGGTCCACAGGGTGTCTCTGTGAACTGCATCCTGGATATATGCCCGTGAACAAATGGAATCATGGTTTCGCCATCATTCGCGTTGATGACAACGGTGACTTTGAAGTTGATAACTTGCGAATCATCAAAGGCAAAGTAAGGTGATGCAGACTATCATAAATTTGCTGATCATTGCGATGGTCCTGCTGTTCATTGTCATCTTCTGGCTGATGGTCACAGCTTACATTCTGTGGAGAATCAGCGAAAGGAACAAGGCCATTCAAGATGAAATGTCTGCTTATCACAACACGTTGGTCAACACAGAAGAAATGTATCTGCGAATAGTCAGCACACAGTCAGATGATGATGACACGTGGCTGTCCGTTAATTAGTCGTTAAAATTATTGGGTTGATTATCAGCACGTTAGCGTTAACGTGTAAAATTTTCCGTGCATTTGCTTGGAAGTTATCAACGTGTTTTTGTACATTCGTGGAAACATTTAAAAACACAGAGAAATGGCAAGAGGATTAAACTGCGTACAGACAAAAGAACAGGCTATCTTCATTTTGAAGGAGCATGGATTTCAATTGATCAACAATAATTCACAATTCAGATGTGAATGCGGCCAGACACATGCAGTTATTGGTTATTCAGAGCATCACGGACAAGTTGCATTGGTTGGCATTTGCGAATCATGTGGCGATGATGATGCATTTCACGAAGATGTAATTAACAAGTAATCATAATAAAAACAGAGAGAAGATGAAAAACAAATCTTTAATTGAATGCTACACGACAGACACAACGTATCTGTCTGATGAAGCCAAGATGATAGTCCTGGACATCATCACACGAATCGATGCCATTGACCAGATGGGAAAGGTCAATGTGCTGATTTACGCAGACAGTCAGATGGTCGTTGAACGTCACATCCTTGGAGAAGTAACCAGATGGTTGGCCATGTGGGATGCTGACTATGACCATCACGAAGGTGTTCACACACCAACAGACACATTGCCATTCTATTGGATGGCATTCACAAGCGAGTATGCAATGCTCACGTTGAAAAGCAAATCAGAAATCACTAATCAATAATCAATAATAAGTATGAAAACAACAGAGAGAGAAACCATGAAGAAGTTGGCCACAGAGAATGGCCTAACGGCTGACCATTTCTTCAAATCGCCACAAGGTTTTGTTATCATCACAAGGCAAGGCATTGAGCGCATTCAGCAACACCGTGGAATCCGGGTCCGTTATGAAATGGTCCACATGACAGATGATTGCAAGCACGTGGTGATCAAGGCAATCGGTGAAATGGCAGGACCAGATGGTCACACCATCACAGTTGAAACGTATGGCGAATCGGCACCAGATAACACACGGCAAAAGTATCCTGTGGCAATGGCTGAAAAGCGTTCGCTGTCACGTGTATGTTTGAAGCTGTCCGGATTCTACCAACACAACGTCTACGGACAAGACGAATCAGATGATTTTTCACCAAATAAAAACAAGTAATCATGGACATCTTCGAAGAAAAAGACGAATTGCAGAGAACTGAACAATGGTTCGCTGCCAGACTTGGAAAGTTTACAGCATCAAGATTTGGTGATCTGATGACCAAAGGGCGCAAGAAGGATGAAGTGTTTGGCGGCACAGCCATCAGCTACATGATGGAAGTGGCAGCAGAAAAGCTGACAGGCCAACGAGTGCAGATATTTGGTGCAGCATTGGATCATGGAAATGAATACGAATCTGTGGCCAGAGAAGAATACGAAAAGCGCATGGAATGCGAAGTGGAAGAGCTTGGTTTCTGTGAAATATCAGACTATTCCGGTGGCAGTCCAGATGGCAAAGTTGTTGGCACCGACAAGTTGATTGAAATCAAATGCCCATACAACACAGCCAATCATCTGAAGAACGTCATCAACCAGGACATTGACAAGAAGTACATTTGGCAGATGCAAGGTTGTATGTTGGCCACAGGTGCCACATCGTGTGACTTCATTAGCTTTGATCCAAGGATTGAGAATGAAGCATTCAGAATGGTCATCATCAATGTTCCTGCGGATGTTGCAATGCAGCAGGAATTGGTTGAAAGGTTGGCGTTGGCGAAGGATTACCTTGATAATATTCTGAAGCCATGAAAATCACACTATCACCGAGAGAGTTGGCAATGTGTGACATGATCGCATCCATGCGATTCTGGCAAGGTTGTGGCACCGATTCAACCATCATTGACAAGCGAAAGGCAAGCAGGATTGGATTCACGGCTGAATACGCATTCAGCAAGCAGTTCAATCTACACCTGGACATCATCAGCAATCTTGAAAAGGATTCATTCGATTTCATCAGCACTTATGGAAACACCATTGACATCAAGGCAACTGACCGGAAGGATGGCAATTTGGTTGTTCCGAAGCTGATGCACGATGCCTATGTTCTGGCAATTGTCGATGGCAGCACAGTTGATATTGCTGGCTATGCAACCAAGGGAATGATTGAAAGAGCAGGCAAGAAAGACCTTGGAAATGGTCCTGTCTGGTTCGTTGACCGTAAACAATTGAAGACATGGTGAACGCGAACGACAAGGGCAAAAGGTTCGAACGGAAGGTGGCCAAGCTGCTGAATGAACGATTCGGTACCAATGTACGAAGAACACCAATGTCCGGTGGCATGACGATCAAAGGTGACATCATTGACCTTGATGGACCATTGTCACAGTTCAGCTTTGAGTGCAAGAACCAGGAAAGGCTGAACATTTGGTCAGCATTGAAACAATCACAGGATGATGCGGCCATTGATGGCCGTGTCCCTGTTGTTGTGTTCACGAAGAACCATCAGCCAGATTATGTGGCAATGAAGTTTGAAGATTGGATGGACATTATTCAGAGAATTAACCTTTAAAAAACACAAAAATGATTTGGAAAACAGTATTTGACAGTGCAGAATTTTATCCGAAAAAGGGAGAACGTGGATTCAAGAAAAAAACATCTGAAGAAAAAGCATCAAAGGTGATAACAGTCAGACTGTCTGAAGAACAGATTGACTTGATGAAAAGGACAATGAAGAACACACCATATAATTCATTGTCAGATTTCACAAGGGCGGCGATAGGTCATTACATGACAGACATTTATTCAGAAATATTTAAAAACACAGAGAAGTGAAGAAAGAATTATCAGAAATCGAAAAGCAAAGCATTGAAAAGTTGGTGGAATTTTACCGACAAGAATTGACTGATCAAGTCATTAATGCGCCAATAGTTAACGGGCAGGCAGTGAACGTGGAGAATATCACAAATGCTGTTATGAAATACTATGGTGTTGACAGAAATGCGTTATACAGCAAAGATAGGCGAGCGCATATCGTGAAGGCCAGGGCAGCTGTCTTTTGGCTATTGCGACAGCCGGAAATGGAAACAGGTCTATCCATCACACGTATTGCTGAAATGGCATCCATGAACCATGCATCTGTGATTCATAATATCAGGCGCATTGACAATGAATTGCTGTTTGAATACAAGTACACGGTTGCTGAACTGACAGAGATCCTGCGTTCCCTTGGATTCCGATTCTTCAAACAAGGAACTAAATTCGTCATCAAATGAGAGACAGCTTTATTTTTTACAGGTCATTCTTTGAAGCTGCTGAAGACCTGTGTCCAGAAGAAAAGTGCGCCATGTTTGATGCCATCTGTGACTATGCTTTGAACTTCGTGGAGCCATCATTGGAAGGCACACCAAAGTTGGCATTTAGGTTGATCAAGCCACAATTAGATGCAAATATTGCAAGATTCAACAATGGCCAAAAAGGTGGCCGTCCAAGTTCAAAAAAAACCAAACCGAAACCAAACCGTAACCTAACTAAAACCAAAGTAAAACCAAACCATAACCTAGATGAAACCAAACACAAACCATTGACAGACTTAGGTTATACAAGTGAAAAACCTAATGTAAATGTAAATGGTAATGTAAATGGTAATGTAAATGGTAATGTAAATGAGAATGGAAATGTCAATGTTGTTGGCGCACCATCATTGGATGAAGTGAGAGAATGGATGTATCATTCCGGATGCAGAAGCCAAGATGAAGCAGACAAGTTTTGGTATTACTACGAAAGCAAAGGTTGGATGGTCGGACAGGTGCCAATGGCCAATTGGAAAGCAGCGGTGCTATCCTGGATAAAACGGGCGAAGGAGAAAGGTGACGATGTCAACGGATTCAAATTTGACTTTGAAGTTGAACAACCAAAAATAAATTCATAAATTACAACACACAGAGAGAACACATGATTCAACAAGCAACTATTCACAAGCTGCCTTTATTGGTTGGCTGTAAACAATTCGACAGGTCACCAGATGGTCAGATGCTGATGGACATCATCGCAAGATTCGTGGATGCTGAATTTCCGCACATTGATGACTTCAAGTTGGTCACAGCATTTCAGAAGGCCGCATCCGGAAGTCTATCTTTGAACAACAAGCCATTGACATTGTCAACCTATGGTCAGCAATTGTCACCAAAGGTTGTTGGTGAAGTTCTACGAGCATTTCAGCAGACAGAAAGAAGCAAGGCATCACAGCCAAAATTCCAACCGAAACAATTGGAAGCAGCAAGTGATCCTATTGATGCACCATTCATGTATCAATGGACCATCAACTACCTTCAGGAACATGGCAGATTGCCAGAATTTCCAATGTGGGGATTACTTTACCAATACCTACTTGAAAGGAATGAAGTCAAGGCATTGCCGAACGAAAAGCCACAAGGTAGATTTGCGTTGATGCAGGAAGACAACAGATATGAACAGACTGTGACCAGATGGTTCCGTTCAAATGGTATTGTTTGATGGGTATTCAGATAACAAACATGGACTGCATGGATGCAATGGCTAAGATGCCTGATAATGCGTTCGATTTGGCTATTGTTGACCCTCCTTACGGGATTGGTGAACATGGTGGCAATAACGAAAAAAGAACTGGAGGCAGATGGAAAGCAAGAAAGTATAAACCATTTGCAGGTATGGATTCAACAATACCAGATAAAATTTACTTTTCCGAATTATTTAGAGTTTCTAAAAATCAGATTATTTGGGGAGGCAATTACATGGTAGAACATATACCGCCAAGCATGGGATGGATTTTTTGGGATAAAGACACTGGTGCACAAGATTTTAGCGATGGGGAATTTGCCTTTACTTCATTTAAAAGAGCAGCAAAAATATACAGATACACGTGGTGTGGATTTAGGCAGGGGCCAAAAAATCAAAAAGTTGAAGAAAGAATCCACCCAACACAAAAGCCCGTTAAACTTTACGAATGGCTTTTGATGAACTACGCAAAAGAAGGTGACAAAATACTTGACACGCATCTTGGTTCCGGAAGTATTGCCATAGCTTGCCACAACTTAGGTTTTGACTTGACAGCCTGCGAACTTGACAAGGAATACTTTGATGCAGCAATGAAACGATTGAAGCAACACCAAGCGCAACAAAGATTATTCTGAAAATCGTATATTTGTAGAAATCAATTTTTAAACACAATGAGTGAAGAAAAAACAATTTACTGTGGCAATGGCCAGAAGAAAGGTGACACATGGTTGAAAGCATCCATCTGTCTTGACAAGATTCCTACTGAACACACGTTCGTCTACAACGGCAAGAAGTATGTGAAGGTCAACATCAACCTGCGTGATCAACTTGATGACTATGGCAATGACGTGGCAATTTCTGTGGACACATGGAAACCAGAGAAGGAAGGAAGTGTCAAAGAAAAGGTTGTGGCAAAATCCAAAGAGAAGGCTGCAGCCATCGGAAATGATGACCTGCCATTCTAAACGACAAGCAGCAATTGACCTGTTGGCAGATGATGAACTGCGTGAACTTGCAGTTCGCATTTGTCACAGGTTTGCTGATGACCTTATCCAGGAAGCTGCAATGGTCATTCTGGAAATGGATGAACAGAAATGGGAAAAGGTCAATGATGGTGGCTATCTGCGTTACTACGTAGTTCGCACCATGATGACAATGGCAACATCACCAAGGTCTACATTCGCACGAAAGCATGGCCTATTCGCACACAGCACAGAGATTCCTGACATTGCCGATGATGCCGATGGTTACGATTGGGACCAGGAAGATGACATGATGATCATCGAAGCATTGTTGGACAGCTATCATTGGTATGACAAGGAAGTGCTGCGGTTGTGGCTCCAGGAAGGAAGTTATCGGAAAGTTTCCAAAAAGGTAGACATTCCATTCAAATCAATTGGCAACTCGGTCCGTAGAACATTGGACCAACTAAAGGAAGATTACTATGGAATTATTTTACAACGCTGTATCAGCAGCGGTCATCGCATCACTTCTAATCGAAGTGATAAGCATTCAGACGTACATTAAACAATGGATGAACATTGACGAATGGGCAAGCATTAAGCCATTCGATTGTTCGCTGTGTCTATCATTCTGGATTGGATTGGCTGTTGGAGCAGCAACAACTGAAGCTGTCTGGCCATCTGTCCAGGTGGCATTGATGGCCGTGTTGTTTGAACGGATACTGTACATATTTAGAATCTTCTGGATGCCATGAGCAGCAAGATTGTCAAATTGAATGGTCACAAGCTGAAGGCTAAGAAGATAGCGCGAAAGGTTGATTCAATAGTTCGGTCAATTGAAAGATTGGAAATTTTAAACAATAATTCCAATCAGAAGTGATACACTAACGGGTTGAATTGGTGTTAATGTGTCATTATTGAAGCACAACGTTGGGTATGGTTAGTTTTTTAAAGGATAAAAATAAATGAATCATGGAACTTATAGAAATAAAAGAAATATTAAGAAAAGCAAGTGTAGAAGTAGATGTACAAGGACATGGAAAACACATAGCTTTATTTGAAACAGACTTTGAAAGAGTAGCAATAGAGTTAGTTAAAAAATTAACTATACCGGCTGTTGTAGGGCAAAGCGAACAGTAACATTGCGAATTAAGCGACTGTTAATCAGTTACACGAAGTTTCAAGAGATGCGACATGGATGATGTGATTCTATTCTGTTTTATTATGTTGCTGTTGATTTATGTCGTTAGAATATTGAACGGAGAAAATTTTGACTAAATGTTATTTAGTACAGGTTGTGCGGTTTAACGCACTTTGCGAATCGCGAATTGAGAATTGAGATAGAATTAAGTTGAATCGTGCGTTATAGCACACTAATTGAGAGAAGATGAAAAAGACAGCTATGCAACAGTTGATTGATAAGTACGAAAAAGAGGCTAAAAAAACCAAATCTCCCTCAATTGAGTATTTATTGAAGATGGTTTTAGATGACATCAAGGAAATGAACCTACTCGAAACGGAACGGGAGCAGATTAAGATGGGTTATTACAGAGGTAAAAGCGATTACAAAGCGAGTAGACAATTAGAATCAGAACAATACTACAAAGAGACTTACGAATGAAAACAAGAGAACAAGCAGAAGCTAGGGCTATGGAGTTGTTTCCAAAGACACACATAGCAACCGTTAACCAGTTACACGAAGTATCAAGAGATGCATTTCTCAAATGCTTCGATGAAATTCAACAGGACAAACAGACCTGCGGTTTCTGCGTTGAACCTGCAAGTGAACAATTAATTGATCAAACTGACTAATGGACAAAAAGGACATTTTGCTATTTATAACTGAACGAACGGCACAACTTGAAATGATGGCAGCCAGAAGGTTCAGCGGAAAAATGACTAAGACTGAAGTTAAAGCATATGAAGAAACCTACAAGGCCATTCACGGCAATGCACGTGTATGCTTCTCCTGTGGCAATTCTGCACAGACAATGGCACGTGTGATGCTGAAGTTCGCTGAAGAAAATAAGCCAAAGCCAAGACCAAAGAGAAGAAGGAAGAAATGAAGGAGAATAAGAACCATGAGAATTATGGCGTGTATATCACACACAACACCTACACAATGAAGTGGCACGCATTCAAACGAGAAGATGCCAACAGGTATTGGAACAATGAAGGCAACTTCAAGGAAGGTGTCGGCAACACGCCACAGGAAGCATTGAGAAACTTCAAGAAGTAATGGCAAAGAAGAAGTACATTGAAACACCAGAGAAGATGTGGCAGCTGTTCCTTGACTATGCTGCACACACAAAGGACCATCCGATAACTGTAAAGGATTTCATTGGTCCGAAAGCAATAACTGTGCATCGTGAACTTCAGAAACCATTGACGATGGAAGGCTTTGAGAACTATGTCGCAAATGAAGGCATCATTGAAGGTCTTGAGCATTATTTTGCCAATACAAATGGCAGCTATGACAAATATTGCACTATCTGTTCGCGTATACGCAAAAGCATCCGACAGGACCAGATTGAAGGCGGCATGACCGGCATCTACAACACAAGCATCACACAACGTCTGAACAACTTGACCGAGAAGCACGAAGTGACACATCGTGAACAGCCATTATTCGGTGATGATGAATGAATGATTTCATCTACACAACGGCCATCCGCAAGATTCGCAAGCTGACCAAAAGGAAAAAGGT